TTATTAAATTCTATTCGGTGAAACTCCATGACACCGTTTTTATGTATCATTTCTGTTTTACCCCATATTTTTCCTGCTTTCATATTTTTTTATTAAAGTAAGGTTTAGACCATCTAGGTTTATTCATAAGTCTAACTGGTCTTTTCTTTTTTTGTTTAGGCATATCTGGTAACCAGTTATACCATTTGTCTCTATTGTTTTTACTTATAGACGTTATATTAAATTTATCTATTGTTTGATCTTTCTTATTAGCAAAATGTATACTAATAAGCATCCTAGCGCCAGGTGCATCTACCTTATGCCACATACCAATAGGTATGTAAAGTAAATCACCCGCTTCTAAAGTTATTTCTTCTAGTATTTCTTTGTTATCAAAGTCTTTATATAAAGTCCATTTAACTCTACCTTCAGTGTGAAACAAAAAGTTTTCTGTACCATCTTTGTGAGGTGGAAAACTCTTTGATCCTGCTTTAGGTGAAGCATATATATTACATTGGCCATGAGAAAAATATCTTTCTAGCTCAAAGCATATATCAACTAAAGGCTTATGTTCGTAGTCTGCAAAAGGTATAACAAATGATTTACCTTTTTTCCACAATTCATATACCTCTTGTTTACTTAACATAGGTTGTTTTAGTTTTTTGTGTTTATCTAAACACCATCTAGTATCTTTATCGTCATAGTCTAGTATCTGTAGACTTCTAACATGAGGGTACTTATTTAAGTAAGTATCTAGTAATTTAAAATTAAATAAATTTTTAAATTTATTTCTTCTAATAACAAGATGTTTCTTTTTCCAATACTCTTTAAAAAAAGTACCTACATCTATTGGATCTAGTATTTCATTTATTGTTACCATAGGGAAACCATTTATTTAATAATTCTTTTCTTCTTTCACAGCCACAAGGTATATTATACTTTCTTGATAAAGTCATTATCAACCAGTGTATACCTGTAGCTTTAGTAAACCTTTCAAATGTATCGCCAAAACCTTTATCCATCACAACTTAAACAGTTAGGGTCCATAGCTTGAGAAGCAATATCACCTCTCAATACAGATTCAGTTCTCATATAGTATAAAGTTTTTATACCTTTTTTCCATGCTTCTAAATGTACTTTATTAATCCATTTAGGATCAGCTTGAGATGGAAAAGCTAAATTTAAACTAACAGCTTGATCTATATACTGTTGTCTTATACCAGCTTGACTAACCAACTCTAATTGATTTATCTCTTTAAAAGTTTTGTAAACTTCTTTTATAGGCACGTTGTGTTCTCCTATAGTAACTTTCTCTAATTGTTTTATACCTTGGATAGAACCTCCGTCTCGTAGTATTTGATCCCATATTTTTTCAGTGTTTAATTTATGTTTTTCTAACTCGTTAACTAAAGTTGGATTTTTGCGGATGAAAGTTCCTTTTGCACTTTGGTCTGTAAAGACGTTAG